AAGATGATGTCGTTTGCTTCGCCTGTGTCGTAATCTCGTTTCATTCTAGACCCTTCTGTATTAAGTATTCATTGATACGATGCATTTCATCTTTTAAATAAAGTTTCATAGTTTTCATTCTGCGAACTTCTTCAGTAACATATGCATTAGTGTACAACTGCTGTATCTCCTCGTCAAGCTCTCTATGCTTACGTTTTAGTTCTTCGTAGTGTGCTCGAAGCTTATCTTCGACTTCATTATCGTTGCTCATCCTGGAGTTCCTCTAATTTAGTTTCGTCTAACGTATCTTCTTCAACTTCACCTGGATCTTGTACATCAAATAGTGCATCAAAAAATGTTGAACTGTTTACAGTCTTTTTACCAATAGCACCTCTAGTACCTGGAATAGCCATCCAAAACTTAGAGTACTTGTCAATTAACACTAACGATGCTTCTTTTGATCCTGCTGAGAATATTTCTTCCATAACATCTCTAAACAAAATACGGTCAAATTTTTCATCTACAAGCATCTTAGGTATAACACCGGCATCGTACTGTCTATTTGCTTCTTGTACAGCATTAATGTGTGTCCATACGTTGTGACCCATTTGAATAGCATAACTAAAGCTATCCCAGCTTGTTGAGTCCTTCTTACGTACAATAGGGTTACCGTTCTCTAATACAGGTTGATCATTCTTATCAAGTTCAACTTCGCCGGCACTTACTTTAGGTGTTCCAATTTTATTACGATCACCCTTTTTATATGTACAAATGTCATTAACTAATAATCCATCAGTTACTGGACTATCTTCAAAGGTTTTAAAGATACCGTCTTGTAGCGTTGCATCTTTAAATGTACGTGTATCACTTGCATACTTCAGTTCGTCTACACTAGGAACCATTCGATATGTCCACTTACCTCTGTCAGGAGTTTCAACTGATGTATATACTTGCCCGTTAGCAGTAGCTAAGAACGGACTAGCACAGTCAAATGTAAGCATCATAGTAGGGTTATAGTACTTGCGTATAGCCCGTTGTACGTCTGTTAGCAAGCAGGCCCACTCTAGTTTACTTGTGCCTAGAAAGTGCATTACATCGTGTATACCGCTTTGTAACATACCATCGTAGTGCATAGTAACAATACGTTTAAGCAATAAATGCACATCGCACATATTTTGTCCACCCATTGACCAACCATTAAAATGATTGTCAGGATACTTAACTGGATCACAATAGTCTTTCATTTGCTCATACCAGTCATCAGCGTCTGCGTGATTCTCACCTTGCAACACGTTAAGGAACTTACAAGCGCCTGTTCTATGCTTCATCCAATAGTCGTTATTAATACGTGTTGCTTTAACTGCTTCGTCGTATGTACTAATACCAGTTGCCGCAGCACCTGCTGGAGAACGTGCAACCCACGCCGGAATATCAAGAATCATACCATAGTCCATGTATGCATCCATCCAACGTAACACTCCATCACGCTTCTTTTGTGCCTTAGGACAATTAGGGTCTTTCCAATCGCCTTCCCAAACACCTTTACCAATTTGGAAACCACCACTATCACCTAGTGCCCAAGTATTATCACGATCTCTGTTACGGATCATGTCTTCCTTGGGACTATGCTTAGTAGTGTCTAACTCAGCATGTCCTGCAGAGTAAAGCGTCCACTTGTATGTGAACGCTCCTTCTTTAGCATTAAGATAGTTAAGACTTTCCATACCATTTGCAAAGTTATTAGGCATACGTGTATCAGGAACATACGGACCATTTACAGGATCAGGGTAGCGTTGCTTGCCTACGTAAGTAGCATAGAAGCCACTTAGTGCAGGTAAGAAGTGTGCGTAATCTTGTTGTGCTTCTGTAAGGTCTTTGTTCATATTACTTGCTCTGCGCTGGTAAAATGTAATTATACTTAACCATTCCACTGTCTACACTAATTTGCATAGCACCTTGATCACTAATACTCATAGTAGCGTCACCATCTAAGTTTAATACACTCTGTACTTGTGCTACAGGCCAACTCCATGTGTGCTGTAGTGTACCTTCAACTCCGTGCTGGAATACAAACTCACCTGCGTGTGTACTTGCATCACCAAAGCTAAACACCAAGTTGCCATCAGTAGTTTTTACATTAAATGTAGGCTCTTCTGCATGCGCTGCACTCATTAACTTCATACGTGCAATACTTGCCATTGACGGACTAAGTGTAACATTCCAGCTCGCACCTTTAAATGTAACCGTTTTCAACTTCTCTTCAATAATTGCTTTGTTCATAAAGCGATAATCGTTTTCAAAGTCTCCACCTGCATTTTCAAAGTGAATATGTGTTGGAATAGTTTCACCATTGCGTTCTGCTTCAACTACTGCAATGTTTGCATTATCTTTGTACTCTGGATTTTTCAAGTGCAATGCCAACTTGTCTAAGTTAGGCATGCCAAACGTGCCTGTAAACTCTGCTACTGGCGCATGTGCTTCTGCACTTAGAATAACACTACGGTCTTCTGCCATTGCATCAAACTGTGTACTACCGTCATTAGTTACTTTAACTAAACTAATAAAGCCTAGCGAATGTGTGTGAGCAACTACGTCTTGTAAGATATCTTTCATTTATTTTTCTCCATTTCAAGTTTAATTATATTATCTTTCTTCAAAGATGTCAAGTACTTTTCTATACTATATTTAGGTTTATAGCCAAGTGCCTTCATTTTTTCTATATTAGCGCAAGTCCATTGTCGCTCTCCTGGGGTATTTAGACGCACCGGTAAGTCTGGCGCAAAGTCTTGGATTCGAACAGGAACCCCATTGCCTATATCAAGTACACCTTTAACATAATCAGCTTCTATTAAAATATTAATAGCGTCAATTAAATCATATAAGTGTACAAAATCTCTATGATGTCTTGTAACATACTCTAGTTTATTATTAAACAGTTTGTCAAAGAACATATCTTTACGCGGTGTATCAGAATATACTGTGTGAAACCGCATACCTAATGTATTAGGATACCGTTCTGCAAGTTCTTCTAGCACATACTTAGACGCTGCGTAAGGGTTCAAATCAGGCTCGTAAGCACTTGAACTGCTCGCATACAGTATACGTGTATTATGATAGCGTTCGAATAACCGTCTGCTTGCTTCTACATTATTCATCCAATACGCACCGGGATCGTTAATACTTTCTCGTACACCTGAACGTCCAGCCAAGTGTATGACTAGATCATAATCGTTAGGAAAGTTACAAGTTAGTAAGTCATCGCCGTCTTGCAAGTCAATTCCTGTAACACTATGATTTAGTTCGAGTGCTTTTATTAAGCTAGATCCTATAAATCCTTTATGACCCGTTAGTAGTATGTTCACGTAGTTTCTCCCATGTATGTTTCCAGTCTCTAACTTGATGTGAAAAGCCTAGCTGAAAGTCTTTTAGTGCATATGCTAATGGTAAGTCATTACCGCCTTCAAACATTGCATCACCATAAAAATGTATAGTGTCGTTTTCATTAAAGTCGCGTAGTATCTGTGACTTATCAGAGCCGCGAGGAGCAACATCAATACCTGTATCGCCTCCTACAGTTGCTTGCAAGTCTGGAAACATTGTATTAAATGCACTTGCTATTGTAATACGCTCATTTTTAACAGTATCGTATTCTACATACATTGCACGTTGTTCTGCAGTTGCATTACGTCCTACAACACTAAAGTTAACCATGCCACTGCGTTGTTCAATATGATTACCTGTGCGTAAACTAAACGGACTTTCGTACTCGCAACTAATTAAAAATGTCCTTGCTAGATCAGGCAATGTCCATCCGCTTTTAAGTATATTTGTTTCAGCGTCCCAAACATCACTACCTGAACATTGGTAAACACGTTCGCATTTATTGTAAATATCTAATCCAACCTGTTCGACAGTTTTAGCTTTGTCACTACCAGTAACTAAGTACACTTTGTTCATTAAACAGAAGTCACTGAACCATATAGCAAAGTCTAAGTTTATATGGTCACGGCTAGGCGTTAGTGTGCCGTCTACATCAAATATAAATTTATTGTTCACAAACTCTCTTCCTTAAATCGCTTGAACTAAAACGATGATCTCTTTTGTTAAAATGTAAGTCTATATCGCGTCGCCTACAGATATCTTTTCCTGTAAAGTCCTTGTCACGATACTCCTCTCCTAATATTCTAACATCAATATTGTACATTGTCAAGATATCTTCAAGATCTTGTTCTGTACCATACGGAATAATTTCATCTACATAACTTACTGCTTTAAGTTGTGTATAACGCTCTACAACAGTTTGTATAGGAGCGTTTTTTTCTTTACGATCTTGACTAGGATCTACTTGCAATCCACAGATCAAATACTCACATTGATCTTTTGCTTCACGTAACATTTGCACATGACCGGAATGTAATAAATCAAAAGTGCTACAAGTAAATCCTACTTTCATTTGTGATTCCTCTTTCCATCAAATACGCATATAAAGTAAATACCAGTATCGCGAGCTGCGTGTACTCGATGAAATGCACCGTCTGGAATTAATACTATGTCACCTGCTCGGACATCAAATGTTTCATCATCTAGATCCATTTTACCCCAGCCAGTAATAAAGTGATATACTTCTTCTTGCCCAGCATGTGAATGACCAGATGTGCTTTGATGCTTGTATAAACGTGTTGAACTAACTACTAGTCCATTAAGAGTAGTATTGTCTACTACTGTATATCGTTCGTCTTCCTTGGCAATTACTCCGCCGATGTCTTGAGCTGTGACTTTCATTTTTTATCCTTACTCATCTTGTACACTCTCCGCTAGATCTGTTAATGCCTGAATAACTTCTTCAAGAGTATTTAGGTCTTGTTCGTCTGCTGTATCAAGTTCTACTGCTATTTTTATTTTCATAATATTATGGTTCTCTTAATGTTTTCGTCTAACTCTAATGTTTCCAGACACTGTTACTCTAAAGTCATTGACATTGTAAAACGGATACACTTGGTGATACATTTTTGCAGGAAATATACAAATTGTTCCTTCAAATGAGGTATCAACTGGCAGTCGTAATGTCCGAACTGCACCTAACGAATTACAAAACACAAATTCAAATTTACCTATTCTATCTTTGCTTGCAGACAGCACCATACGAGCACCTAAATCGTCATTAAATGAATACGGAATATGTGTCCAAACAACAAAACTTAGAAGTCCTGAATGTGAATGTAGCGGTAAAAATTCAGTAGGTCTTTGATAATTTATCCACATTCTTTCTATATACAAGTCTGCTTGATCTATTGTATCAATATCACTAACTAATAACTCAGATTCTATATCAGGATATGTGTTTATATACACATTTGCAAGTTTCATAAGTTCTGTTTCTAAACTATTTCTACTTTTGGTAGGTTCTGCAAAAAACAATTCTTGTGGAAGATCGGGTTGAAACATTTGTAATAGATAATCTTTTGTTTTACCAGAAGATTCTATTATGTTGTCTATACCTTGCATTGCATCTTTTTTTAACATCTGGAATGTAAACGGATTAAGTTCAGTTAAATAGATGCCTGTTTGATGCTCCATTAAATCATCGTTATAATTAAATTTATTACCGCGTACAAGCATTATTGATCTCCAAAGTCAAACAAGCTAGTAAACGTATTGTGACGTTTAGTATCTTCTAATGGATAGTCTAACACACCAATTAAGTTGTCTAGTTTATTATCAATAATAGTTTCTGCCATTGCTAAATCATCAAACGGCAGTTCTTTGAACCACTCTGGCAAACGCATTTGGTCTGTAGGATACGCAACACTAGTATATCCTAGCGGATTAGGCTTTAGTTTACAAACAATAACCTTCATACCGTCTACGACTTCTTCGCTGTACTTGTCACCGTTCATACGTTTGAGTGTATTCCAGTTAATACTTGCTCGAACGTGTCCTGGCATGTTAGCTTTGCCTTGCTTTTCTTCAAGTCTGCGATAATGTCCAACTTTGTTTGCACGTTTAGGTGACCCTTTCTCGTATCCAGGACGTTCATGAAATTGTAAACGGAATTCTGTAATACGATCAAGTACATCCTTCTGTGGCTTATCAGTAAGTACCATAAGTAATAGCTCACTTAGGAATTCTTGCATAAACACAGGTGTATCTGATCTACGCAAGTCTAAGCCCATTGCTTTTACTTTGCCCGGCTTGCCATCTGTGTCTGTTCTAAAGCCTTCAATATCTGTAACTAGAGCCGCATAACGCTTCTTAGTAATAAACAATCCGCTTTCTGCAACAATCTCTCTAGCTGCCGCAATAACGTCTGACCTACTCTTTGGACAATGAAATGCTTTTTGCATCATATCCGGAAATGTTATGTTTGCAGCTTCGCATACTTGATCGTAAAGTGTAATAACATTCTCTTTACTCCAAGGAACTTTACCTGCTTCTACATCAGCTTTTAAAGCTGGCCACGCACTAAAGTAACAAGAGTCAGTATCACCATAGATCATTGCATCACCAGTGTGATCATAAACACCTGTAATAGTCTTATTAACTTCTGCACTCATGTGCTTAACAATTGTACGTCCGCTTAGTGTAGTACTTTGTCCGATGCGCTTGTCAAAGAATCTACAACCTGGATTAAGAATAGCACCATACAAACTGTTCAAGTTAATCTTCTTAACCAACTGTCGCTTATCCCAATACTCAATCTCTGCCGCATTGCCCGCATCTTTTGCTTTTTTAAGCATCTTCTGCAAGTCTTTACGTTCACTGTACCACCGTTTTAGGATGCCCGGAATAACACCTTCAAACTCTGTAGTAAAGATAGTGCCATTAGCACTAAGCATCCAAGGTTGATTGCTGTCAAAAATTACTTTATGGATCTCAGCACCACTTAGCACGTCACTACGACCGTCTTCCCAGTCAATAGTTAGTGAAATGTCTTTACGCTGTTCTATAACTGCATCGTATTCTTCAGTAGCAAACTTACCTTCCCAACTACCAGCAAAGGTTTTCTTCTTTAAGAACATGTCTGTGTGTACACGGTCGTCACTAATCTCCGGACGTATTTGTCCAATAACAGTTTCCGGCGCCATATTCATTGCACGAATCACACTAGGATACAGTGAGTTCAAATCCATCGAACCAATCCACTTGTGCAAGCCTTTCTTAGGAAACGCAACATATGCACCAGCAGCTTGTGTAGCTTCTTCATCACGCTTTTTGCGATTTGGAACTTGTAAACCTCTGTGATGTGCTTCGTTAACAATTGCTTGTTCAGTAACAGCAACAGCGCCCATTGTAGTTTGCAACATAACAGTATTAGAATGCGCTAGTTCGTTGCTTAGATCAATAAAGCGAAGCTTTTTGTCTAACTTGTCAAGTAATGCAGTATCCTGAATGTTATATTGGATAAACTTTCGGAAGTCGTTGTTGTAAAGTGCGTCAAGTGTACCTTCGTACTGCGTCTTGTTTTCACCTACTTCAATCTCACCGATAGCATCCAGTCGATATGTGTGACGCTCTTCATATGTGTACTTACGATACAAGTTCAAACTATCCAAATGTACACGACCAACTAGGTCAAACGTTTCACTTTCTTTGCCAAACTTTTCGTACATACGCTTCTTAGGAAGTTGTCCCCACAAGCAGAATCTACGTGTGTCATCTTTGCTTAGTACTCTTGCAGTTCTGTTTACAGTATACGGAATATCATATCCTTCACTGTTCCAGCCACTTAGTACGTCACTATCTTCGATTAATGTTAAGAAAGTATCAATCATGTCACCTTCTTTTTCAAACAACATTACGTTGTCAATGCCTTCAAGCTCTTTACGTGCTTCGTCCATGGTAAGTGTCTTAGGCGGCACAGCAATGCAAACCATTGTGTCTAACCATTGTAAGTATACACTAATACTTGTAATAGGCATAAACGGATCACTAGGATCAGCAAAGCCTCGCTCTGGATCGAAGTCAGTCTCAATGTCAAAGAAAGCAATGTTTAGTTTAGGAGCATCTTGGTTAAGATAGTTTTCACTTAAACACTGAAAGATAGGATTAATATCACTTTCAAACAGTTCTTTGTCTCTGTTAATAGCTACTTCTTTGCGGAAGTCCTTTGTGTTTTTACACACAATACGACTCAGTGGGTCACCGTATACGCTTTTGTACTTGCCTTTTTGGTCTTTATAATAAAATGTATATTTTACTGGGTATTCTCGGAAAGTTCTCTTACCGTCTTTGCGCTCAACTGCCCGAATAATATCGGCGTCTCTGTCAAACATTGCGTCTACGTAACTCATTTATTCTCCTGTTGTTGCTTGTGGCCAACTAACCTTAAACCTGCTCTTAAAGTGAGCGACTCTATATTATTAATTATTAGAACAATAAGCCTGCAATGTAAATTACGGTTAGTCCTACGTTCATAACAATTAAACTTTGTTCTTTCCAAAGGACACCGACAAGTATCCAAAGGCTATTACTAATAATAAAAGCCCAAATGTACAAAGGGTAAACATTAAATGCGGCTAGAGTAGCGGCTGTTAATAAACAAACAGTTGCTAGCCATGCTAGCCATTGATAAGGCTTTACCACCATGCTGATGCAACTCCGTAACCGTATACATTAACTACTGCAAAATATCCAGTTAATAGCATCACCCAAGCAGCGCCTCTACGAATTGCTGCATAACATTGTGTAATCGATCCAATAAAGAATCCTGGATATACAATTAACATATTAGGATCTTTGGCATTAACAGCAAGAGTTAAACTTGCTGCAACAGTAAAGATAAAACTAACAAGCTCAAATGTAAATGCAGTCTTGTCACTAGTGTAGCTGTTAACCCAGAATTCTTTAATCGCGGTCATACCTTATCAATACCAACTGTAGCAACTAGTGTTTCTAGGTCATCATATGCATCGACATGCTTATCCCAGTCACGCTTCTGCGCAATTTTGATTGCTTTTGTAATTAGACTAGGCTTAATGTCTAGTTCTTCAGCAACAGCTTTTACTGTTTCTTTAAGACCCATATTAAGATCTTCAACTTCTTGTAGAACTGTCACGCCTTCTTTAACCAAACGTTCAAGTTTAGCTTTTTCTTCTGCACCATAGGTACGATCACTCATAGGTCTCTCCTGTTGTTTGTTATATATTATTATAGCGCAGATCGTGAAAAAAGTCAAGTAAAAACTTGACTTTATTTTAATGTATTAG